GGAGAAAATATTGCTAGAAGTATATTGACAAAGCATAAGGTTTCTGCTACAGTAGGGCATAGTCATTTGTTAGATTATGCAGTATCAACATTACCTAATGGTAAAAAGTTACATGCTTTATCTGCAGGATGCTATCTAAATCATACAGAGCATTTTGCTAGAGATACTCAGCATATGTGGTGGAGTGGTTTGATTATTAAAAGAGAAGTAAAAGATGGTAATTATAATATGGAGTTGATTGATATTAAAACTATTAGGAGGGAATATGGTAAAAGATAAACGAACATATACAAAGAAGATAGATCATGGTCATGATATGTCATACGAAAATGAAGTTATGTATGATAATGTAAATGCACCATCTCATTATCTTCATGGTAAAAAAGAAACAATAGATGTTATTAGTGATTGTATGACAGGTGATGAGTTTCATGGTTATCTAAAAGGTAATATACTAAAGTATGTTGCTAGATATAAATTTAAAGGAGAACCATTAGAGGATTTACATAAGGCTCAGTGGTATTTAAATAGATTAGTTAAGGAGGTGACAAATGGGGCAAGTTAAAAAAGCAGTGATGGAAGTAGAAGATTTTGTATCTAATTGTATAGTTAAGAATAGAACTTTAAATCAAACAATACGAGATGCAAGAGAGTCAGAAGAAGCAAAAAGTAATCCTTATTTAGATGATGAGGATTTAATTGAAAACAAATACTATAAACTAAAAGGAGCAGAGTAATGAGTAGAGATATATTAGATGCCTTAAAAAAGAAGTATGAGGCAGAAGTAGATATAGCAAAAGCTACAATACAAATATACCTAGATAAACCTGTAGGTATAGGAGAACATCCACAATTTGCTGAAGAGATAGATAAACAACTATCAGCAATAACATGTGCAACTGATAAAATAAAAGCAATAGATAAACATTATCCTAATGAAGACGATATACCATTTTAATAAATGAAATGTTTTTATTGTAATGCGGAAGTAAGATGGAATAATGATTATGATACTGAAGATACTTATCCAGAGTCAAAGCATAATATTGTAAGTATGTATAATTGTGATGAGTGTGATACTTGGTATGAAGTATTTCACCAAAAGAAAAAAAATGAGGATAAAAATGACAGAAGAAAAGAAAGAAACACAAAAACCTACCCCTAGAATGTATCACATAGATTCTGAAAAACTAATGGATATTATGAGATACTTGATGACAAGACCTTATGGTGAGGTTGTTAAACTGATGAACTCTCTATCTACACTTACACCTGTAAATACAGATGGGGGGAAAGATGTCGGAAAAAAATAAAACTAAACAATACACAGGTTTACTATTTGAATTAAAGATAGGTTTAAATGAAAAGAATTCCATCGTTATAGACTATGGTGGTAAGCCTGTAGGTAAGATTAGAGAAGCATTAAAAGGTTTACCATATCATGGTAATCTATGTGCAGCTATAATTAATCATGCTAACTCTATGGGTAAAAAATTAGAAGATGATATTAAACAGATTATACAAAAAATTTAGAAAGATATTCTGGCATAATAGAATTATAGATTTTGTTGAGAGATGTACTTCAAGATTTAATAGTTATCTCTGGACAAAAAGATGGTCTGATAGATCTCTGTATCAATCAGACAAAAAAAAAGACACTTAGAGTAAAACTCTAAATGTCTTGTTGTTGCCTGTGTGGGGGGGTCTTTATGGCTCCCCCTTTTTTATTTTAAGTTATTCATCTGAGACTTCATGGGTTTCTTACTAGGAAAAATTAATTTACCTGTATCATCTTTTGGATTCATGAAATCTAAAATTTTTGTAATATATACATCTTTTAAAAATTCTGTATAATTTTCTTTCTCAGCGTACTTACCTAATGAATCAAAATAATTTAATGTATCATCACCACGTGCTATAGATTCTCTTACACCTGTATAATTAGATCCAGTTTTCATAAGTTCTAAAAATCCTTTTATACTATCCTCTGCATCATTAAATGCCCTAACCTTAGCTTTTTTATTAGGATCTTGAGATAATATAAAAGATTCATTACCTACAGCCTGTATACCAAAAAAGTTATTGGCTCTCTTAGCTGTATCAGCACCTTTAAAATCAAAGTTGCCAGTTTCAACTGTAGCTATTGTTAGAATAAAATCATCAGGAACATTAGCCTCAAATGAATCTGGGCTATATTGAGATTTGACTTCCTTTATCTTTTTTAGGAAATCTCTATGTTTTCCATATTCATCCATAGTTCCATGTATTAATAATAAACTAACAATTCCAAGCACGAAGTGCTTTATTAATTCTTGAATTTGGATCATTAGCAGTTTTAGCAGATGTTAATTTTTTTTTCATACCTTTCATACGAGCACAAAAACTAGCACGTCTTTTATTACCAACTTTTTTACTAGGTCTTTTTAAATTAGCACCTGTCGTTCTTTTAAAATACTTACGACCTGCTTCATTTAATCCACCTGAGGGGTTTTGGTATTTCTTAGCTACCATTATTTTTTCCTTTTAACTGTCATTGCAGCCCTTTTAAATTGTGCTGCAGTAGGTGCACCCTTTGCACCTTTCTTTTTCATTTTATCTCCACGTTTTCTTTTAGCGTGGATGTTAGCGTATAATCCTTTTCTCATTATACTTTCTTAGCTAGTTTTTTGTTCATTTTCATTTGAACTTTTTCTGGTAATTTAGAAAAACCTTTAAATCTTTTTTTCATAGCCGTTTTCTTCATACCATTTTTTTTCATATTATTTTTCATCATTCCTGGCATTAGCTGTACCTCCTATATTTAGCTGTTTTCTTTGCAATCCCTTTCGGTTGCTTCACAAACTGTTTGCCCTTTTTTGTTCCTTGGCGTTTTGCTC